CGCGCCCGCCCCACAGCGCCACCTTGGCGGCGAGCGAGTTGTCGGGCGAGGCAAACAGGCGCGGCATGCCGATCTGAACCAGCGCCACCAGTCCGAGGGTCGCGGCGAACGACATCTGGAAGCTTCGATGCCAGTTCTGATATCGGTTGCGCCATCAAAGTGTTAGCCGACCTCCTTGAGGACGCTCCGGGATATTTTCCGGGACTCTGCGAGGCGCTCAACGGCGGCGGCGACATCCTCGTCAAGGACGTGGGCGTAGCGCAGCGTCGACTTGATGTCGCGGTGATTCAAAGCCTTCTGCACCAACTTCAGGTTGCCACTGTCGCGCAGCAGCTTGGTTCCGAAATCGTGGCGGAAGTCATGGAACCGGAAATCATCCAGGCCAGCGCTGCTGCGCAGGCGCTGCCATGCCGCCTTGGTGCCATTGTAGGTCAGCGCATAGCGCTCGCCCCTCACCCGCCCGAGCCGCTTGTTGCCGTACACGGCGACGTAGGTGAAAACCAGCTCGGGATGCTGCCCCTGCAGCGGGAACAGGATATCCCGGATCGCTGGCGTGACCGGAAACACCACGCGGCGGCCGCCCTTCCCGATCCGGACGATTTGCTTTGTGCCGAAGTTCACTTCAGACCATCGCAGCGTGACGCATTCCTTAAGCCGCATGCCGCTGGCACCGACGAAATCGAAGAACGGTCCGTAGTCGGCCCGCATCGCGGCGCTGAGCGCCGACGCCTCCTCGCCCTGCAGCTCCCGGACGCGCTCTGCCGGCTCGGACAGTAGCAGCTCGCCCCACTTCGGCTCGTTGTCGAATACCGCACCCTCAGCCTTCGCGAACGTGAACAGCCGCTGCAGCACCTTGGTGCTCGAGCGATTGACGGTCGCGTTGGTAATTAGAGGCGCGTTCTTGTGGTCTTTGCGACCCGACACGCGATGACCCCGGCGCCATGCGACCATTTTCTTGGCCGCGCCGTGGTCGATGTCGGTGAGCGATTTCGACTTGCCGAAATATTCGATCAGGCGCGCGAGATTGGTCTCTGTCGCCGCCGGCTCCGCGTCGTATTGCGCGGAGTCATTCCAGAGGCGGTCGGCGGCGTCATCGATCTGGAGTGAAGCGCGAGAGCGCCTCATCGCCTTCGCCAGCGCCTTTGCCTTCTCTAATTCTGTGGCCTCGAATTTTTCGGCATCTTTTCGAGACGTGCATTTCGTCGAGCCGTGAAACCGATGACCTGCGTGCTGGAAATCGTACGCGTAGTAGGGCGATCTTTTGTCCCTATAGACCGACATGCTTCCCGCCTCCGACGTCGTTCTAGAAATTCCACAAGATCCTCTTCAGTGTATCGCCGGCGTGGTCGCTTCCGTCCCCGTCCTACATTGATGTAGCTGATCTCGCCATCCTGGACCAGTGCGCCGAGCTGATCCTCAGTGATGCGAAGCCGGCGTGCGGCTTCCTTACTGTCCAGGAGATCGCGGGGGGTCATTGCTTTACCCGGAATTGCTCGAACCGCGGCCGCCCCGCCTCTGGCGCTTGGCGGATTTCTTCTTTTTGGTTTTGGTTCGGGTTTTTAGATCGCTGATGGGGGCGCGATTTGTGGTGGCCGCTTTAGGCTTGTCGATCAATCCGAGATCGACCATCGCCGCATAGTTAGTGACACGCTCATCAAGCCATTTGGTGGCAGCCTCGCGCATATTCTCCAAATCGATTGAGTCATCGATGGGGTTGCCGAGCGTCGCCATGAAGCCGGCCAAGAAATCCCTATCTAGGTAGACCTCAATGAGGTTGCGGATCATCTCCCCGATCTGCTCATCGCGCATGCGAGGCATCCTCGAGATCTTGCTGCATCCGAGCGCGAAGAGTCCTCACCACCACCGAGTTCAGCGATCGATCATCGCGCTCGGCTTCACGGTCGATCCACTCCTTGAGTTCACGGGGAAGTTTGATGGCCATTTTTGTGAATTCTGTCATTGCGGACCCTTTGGCAAATCGGGACTCGATGATGCGGCATTCCGCCTTAAAGGCAATCCCCAAGCCTCTGAAACGATTGAGTTTTTGGTACCAATCTGGTGCAAGCCACCCTTGATTTCGTTGAAGAATATCGATCGCGCCCCTCGGGGAGGTCGCGCGCTCCTCGGGGAGGGTCTCGCGGGCAATTGTCACGCGAAAGTGAGCGCGCACCGATATGCAAAACGGCCCGCCGCAGATAGCGGCGGGCCCCTGACGGCGCGGATAATTCTGTGCCTTACCGAGCGAGCCGCACGGCCTTCGCGATGTTTGAATTGAAAAGCCGGGTCGGTCACCGACTTAACAATGTCGCTGAAGCACATGGTGTACGCGATGACGTCGCCGTTTTCGTCGGTGAGCGTGACCTTCACGTCGGTGCCGACGTATTCGTAGCTCGTCGGCGTGAGCCTCCCGTGGGTCACTGCGGCGGGAATATGTGTGATAGCTTTGCGATTAGCCTTGGGCATGGACTGCATCTCCTTGTCGAGGTCAGCGCCGGCCCGGCGTTCACAGCGTCGGGCTGGCGCGCCATCGGTGATGGCGCGAGCCACGTTAGGCGGTGTCGGGTTTTTGTCTAGGCCGCCTTGCACCGGTTTCCGTTGGATCTGGTGCATTTTTGAATATTTTTTTTCGACCACGCGCGGTGCGATCAATCGGCATAGTTACCGTACTTACACAAATCCAAGAGCGGCTTACCGTCACCATCTAGCCGGATTTGATCCGGGTCGTACTGGTAACAGAAAGCCGTTATGTGTCTCTTCCCCACGGTCTGGTAAACGAAGCACCCGTCAAACAGAATGAGCGTGGCGGGAGCCTTTAAAGCGTTCGTAAGCGATTCACCGACGTGATAGCTCCGCGGCAGGGCGCCAGAGCCCGGAAAAATCGTGATCGTGCCGTCTGTGGGCTCCAATTTTTTGCATCGATCGATGTGGCGGTTGGTTCTCTCCGCCATGTCGACCTCCATCTGCTTGGAGAAAGTGTAAGAATCTAAATCGTAGAAGGCGTCCAGTGCGGGCTGGTGACCCGAGTTTTGGTAGTCAACAAAGGCGTCGGCGGAGGTGCCGGGCTCGATGGCATGGTTCAGCCGGAGCGATGCCGGACCGAGCCATGCGCGGTTACTTTGACGAACGCTCTCGTAGGAGAGCCAAGCTGTGATCAGTGCCCCAAGGGACATGATCACGGCCAGGAAGGCAAAATAAGACGATCTACGAGGATACTTGGTGTCCAGCTCGTAGAGCCAATCCTGCGCATTTCGATGCTTTTCGGACTCGTAGATGCTCGCTTCGACTTGCCGCCGGACATGATAAGCGCCCGCGGCTTCAAAGTCCTGTCGGTTTTTGCGACGTCGAGACCATCGCGCCCATCGCTCGTCCAGCCGCACCATCCACAGCTCCCGCACCTCTATTAGAGGATAACACAGGGATACGGCAATACCGAGCAGTGCGTCACGACCTTGACTTCACGATCACGGCGAGGCCGACGACGGCGACCAGGACGGCCGCCAGGGCCGCCAGCACGGTCCAAGGATCGATCGGTGGCTAGTCGCGTGCGATGGCTGTGATGCGGGTCATGCCCTCGATACGCCGCCGGATTCGATTTCATTTTTACGGCCGATCACGGCCGCAGTGAAGATCTCTAGAATCCGCGCCGCCATACGGGCACCAACTGCTTTGGTCAGCTCGGGCAGGATCTTGTCGACATAGGACTGCAAGCTGGCGCGGGCCTTATCGTCGGGTGAGTGCGCGTACAGCAAACTAAGGTCCTTAATCGCGCTGGTGAGGCGATCGGTGAACTGCTGCCACTCCGACGATTTTTCACGCTGCATCATTTGTCGTCCTCCTCATCTGGATCCAGTAAATCCTCCCCAAGCTCCTTGAGTGCATGTCCGGCCTCCCCGAGAAGGTGGAGCAGTTCGCGGAGATCGCGGGCGCCGTGACCGTGCCCGGCGAGAGCTGCCATGGTCACGGCAGCGGCCATGCGGTGGATCCTGTCTTCGCTCGCGATTGCTGACGACACCAGGAACGAGCGCGGCGGGATCCGCCTGGTCCCTAATTCCTGAAATACAGCGATCGGGCTGTCGGAGCCAACGCAGCCCTCATTGCCGTGCACCTGATACTCAATGGAGTCGCGCAACTCGCCGGTCCGCAGCAAAGGTTTTGGGACCGGATAGTTGAGGCGTATTTTTTCGGCGATCGTCGACGGGGCGAGAGGTGGCCAACTCTGTTGGTCGGTTCCGATAGTCTTCTTGGCGCGCGCCTGAACAATTTTGCAGGCCTTCTCCACGATCAGCGGGCCGGTCGCCTCGAGATCGCGCTCGATCTGCGGCAGCAGGCTGACGAACTCGAGCAAAGAAAACGTCTTCATTGATTTTTGGGCCTCAATGGGTTCGCCCGGCTAATCAGGCGCGTACATCCGGCGCCTTGTTGATTAGCCGGGCCTTCCCTTCAGGCGGCCATCGTCTCCGACGACGCGCCCGAAAAGTTTGAAAAAAGGGGGACCGGTGCGACTGGCAGGTACACACCGATCCCCAGTACACCGCACGACGACGTCAATCGGTGCGGAATTATGTGACGGCGCCATCAGTTTCACCGGAGAATGAATGATGGCGCCGTCGGGGGCGGTGCGGAGGTCACAACTACGCGCCGCCCCGAGCCGTGCAGTGAGGCGGCGACGACGCACCCCACGAACGCCGCCGCCGCCTCGACGCAGCCTGCCGACCCGGAAGGAGAAACCGTCGCAGGCTGCGAGCCGAATTAGATCAGCGTGACAGGCGCCCACGCGGCGCCGTCAAACCGCATGTAGCCATTCGCCGCGGTATCGAAGAACACGATGCCGGGCCGCAAGCCGGACGTCGGCTGCTGCGACGGCACCGCCGTGAAGCCGAGCGCGGTGAACGTCGATACATCGCGTTCGTCGGCTAGCAACGCACCGCCAACCTCGCTGAGGTTATAGGTGGTGCCGGATTGGCCCATCGCCGAGCACTGAACGGTGCCGCTGAAGGCGGCTGGCGCCTGCACGGCGATCAGGCTTATCAATCGAATCGACGCCTGTGCCGCGCTCAACGCGGCTGAGGCTTCGTCGAATTGCGTCAGCATTGCCTTCGGCACATGATGGCGCGGGATGGTATGGCCGTTGCCGAGATCGAGATGAGTCATTTTTCTGGTTTTCCTTTTGAGGTTGGACTGTTGGTGAACTGGATTTCAGGACCACTGAGCCACGACACCGCCGCCGCTGCCGAGTGTGGTGCCGGTCGCCATGACGCGACGCACCTGCATATTCAATTGATAGGTACCGACCGAGAGCGGGATCGTGACCGGCTGCTGGTCGCTGCCGTTGGCGTAGAGCACCGAGATGCCGGTACCTCCGGTGCCGATGGTGACGATCAGGCTCGAGGTGACCCGGGCGAGATCGGCCGTGTCGTTCGGCGTGACCACCACGCCGTTGCGGCCGGCCGTGACCGGCTCGTTATTGGTCCCAAAAAATGGGTCTATGGCTGTCTTTGCCATCAGGCAGCATCCCGGAAGCCGTGCGAGCGCAGCGTGGCGGCAACCTCATCGGTGACGGTGATGAAGCCGCCCTCGGCGACCTTGTGCTCCTCGCCGGCGTGCGAGAAATGGGTGACGCCCTCTGGCGCCATCATGCGGGCCATGACCGGCGCGGCGGGAGGCTTGGCATTTGGCGGAGGGGTAAAGTCCTCATCGGGGAACGGTGTGCCGTAGTAGCCGTCCTGGTGCGCGGCGATGAACTGAATCGCTTTCGAGTTGAGGCGCTCCCAATGAAGCCCCATACCACCCCGCAATTGTTGAACGAAGATGAGTACTGGAAGGTCGATCACGTTGCGACCGTTGTAAAACCGCGCAAGATAGATAGGCATTTCTTTGCCGTTGTTGTCGCGGACCCCTTCAATGCTAGTTGGGCCGCCTTCCGGGATATTGACTGTGATCATGGTGCAGTCTCCTTTGGGTTGGTGTTTACGCGCGCGTCCAGCCGGCCATCTCCAGGATCACCGCGTCGTCGGCGCTGTGAACAATGAGCTGGCGCTTGGCGATATTCGGCAGATAGATCGTCCGGCCCAGGGTGAAGCGCTGGACCGGCTTCCAGCTTTTGGGCGCCTTCATGGTGATGGCGCCCTTCGCGAGCTTCGTGGCATCACCGTCGTCGTCGGCATCGTCGGGATCGACGTCGCCGTCGATCGGAACAACACCTGTCGCCGTTTTCACCGCGAGCTGATTTGCGGCTTGGCTGGGATCAGGGCTGAGGCCTAATTTTTCTCTGGCTTCGTTGCGGGTCATCACGCCGGAATCGGTGTAACGAGTCAGAATTTTTGACTGCTTCTCCTGGTCGACCTCATCCTCTTCGGCGAATACGAGTTCGAGGTCCTCAGAAAATTCGCGTTCGATGACCTCGTTTGCAAGGTCGGTCAGCCAGTTCTTGAGCGGCTCGAGTCCCTCTTCCTCGGCGGTGCGTTCGTGCTGCTCGGCGGTGGATCGGTTGGACAGCGCGACAAAAGCTTGCGGCGGGTAGGACAGCGCAAAGCAGACGATGCGGACTAGCCATTCATCAAATTCAGACTTTAAGGGTGGTTCTTTCAGCGCGGTGTAAGCATTATTGGCGCCGCCGGGCAGGAACTTCATCCGCCGGCGGTTGCCGAGGTTGCCGACGAACAGATTGTCCCAATAATCCTGGAACGACTGGACCTTATCCGGCGTCCACGTCTCGGGGAGGCCGTAGATCGACTCGGGCTGGTTTCCCTCGCGGAAATATTCGAGCTGAGACATGGATCGCCGCATGGCGATCGAAACCGTCGTGACGATTTGCGCGATCGGCGAGTAGCCGTAAACATGGTTGGTGCGCAGGTTGAGCGGCCGGTATAGAAGATCCCAAGTCGTGTAGTTGACCGCGGGCAGGCCTTTCAAAATTTGCTGAAAGGCCGGCGGATAAACCATGCCGTTCGTGATTTTGAATCCGAGTTCATCAAAATTGCCGGGGCCCACAGTCTGGCCGCACCAATCGAAAGCGCCGCCGTCCCAACGAAACGGGCGCGGCGTGCGGCCGTGATCATCGATGACGCGCTTGACGGTGCCACCATCGATCGGTGCCAGCGCGATCAGAGTGCCGCCGGCGTCCCTCTCGCAATAGAGAGAAGGTGCATCGATGACGAGAAGGTCATCAAGCAACATCCTGAGCCACGGCCGGAACGACAAGTCGTCGGTAGGATTTTTGAAAAACCGCGTGACATCTTGGATCAGGCCGCGCGTCGCCGGCGAGAGTTGTGCCGACGTGGGGCGCTTGCCGCCGTCCTCGTGCTTGACCCTGATCTTCCAAGGCAGCCGGCACATTTGGTCTTTGCGGCGCTCGATAATCAGGCGGATCGGATCATAGCTTTCCGCGAGCATGCGGAGCGTCTCGAAATCCAGAAGCTCGCCGAACCGCGGCTGGGTGTTGAGGTTGTACCCCGGCATGAAGTCGAACGCGCGGCCGGCGACTTGCGGCGGTGCAATCGGCCGCATGGGCTGCAGCGGCCCGAACCAATCAGCGCCCGTGCCGGGCGGCGCGTTGGTGCTGTTCACCACCATGTCCGGCGGCAACGTCTGCATCGATCGAGCCTCGCCGCGCGGGGTCGAGATTTTGTCGAGATCGTCCGTCATTTTTTCACCATTGCGAGAACCTTCGCGGCCGCTCCATAGTGCGGGCGCCGGGCGACGCTGGCGAAACGAAGCGTTCGCTTCGCCACTTCGCCGATGCCGAATAGGCTGCGGTTTCGCTTCTCGACCGCGTCCTTGAGCTCATCGACGAGCATCACCAGGTCCGCTAGTCCGCTGTCGCCTTTGCGAAGCACGGCCTGCGTCTCATCATATTTGGCGTATGCCGCGTTCCAGGCGGCGAGATATTGCTTTGTGATGGCTTGCTCATCACGGCTCAGTTCCTCGAACGTGCGAAATAGCGGCACGACGTTCCCCCCTGTTTTGGAATTGTTCATTTGGCTGGGTCCGGATTTTCAGCCTGCCAGGCCGGATGACGGAGCAATTGCAGCGCGTGGTCGCGCGTCATTTCGAGATAGGCACGGCCGCCGTCGAAGCGGTACCCATATTTGACGCCGTCGACCGTGACACCACCACCACCGCCATAGCCGCTGGTGATGACGATGGGCGCGATCAACTTGACCAACGGTGCCGACGGTTTTTGGTCGAAGCTATATCCAAACTTCGGACCGCTGGCGCGAAAATCATCGTGGTCGATGCCGGCGCGGACCAATTGTCGGCGCATGAATTCGAGCCAATTATCGGCGCTAGACTTGGGTCTGAGCGCGGCCCCGACAAGCGCCAGAGCCCCTGCGTTGATGACATCGTCGTGGTTGGAAGAGCCCGGGGGGTGATCGACGGCGTCCTTTCCGGAGCGAGCCGTGCGACGCTCAAGAGAACAGAGCTGCGAGATCAATCGCCGGTTGTCGAGAAGTTCGATCTT